TTAATGTGCCCTCTTCCATCAGAATATTCTTTTGCAAGATCTCTCATGTACTCCCACCAAATGCAAGGATTATCTTGTAATATTTCGTGCTCTAAAATATTTGGTCGATAGATTGGAATAAGTAATAAATTTTTAGAAGTAAAGCCATTAATTGCTGCTTTCACAAAAAGTGCGTTAGTTCGCCAATACCAAGGCATTTTTGTAAATTTTTTAAACCAAATATCACGAGTCATCTTACCCCATATGTTACCCTCACCCCAGTCATATGGAACTAAATAATCTCCGTTGCCTTTTGGATCAGCACGATGATGATGACCAATTAACCAAATTACCTTAAACCCTTTGACAAGTTTATTTTTTATGATATACTCTGATTGTACATCTAAAGTAACACCAGGATGTTCCCAACGGTTATCAAGGTTTAAAAGAGAAAATGCAGGATTTGGTGCTTCATCACTTGGTATTGACCAAGAGTTTCCTACAACAAAAATATCATCAATGCTCATAGTATCTTGTGGCGATTCATTTACTCAAGGAGAGGGTCTTGATAACCAAGACCAAGTTTACTCACATATTTTAGCTAAAAGATTTAATGCGACGATAAAAAATCTTGCACAAAGTGGTGCATCAGAATATCTAATTTTAAATCAAGTTGAAGAAGCTGTCAAGTTAAAACCTGATTTAATTATTATAGGACACACAAGTGAGTATCGCTGGAAAGTATGGGACTTTAGAAAAAATATGTGGCAGGGTTTTATAGTCGCAAACCATGTGGTAAAAAATGAAAAATATTACCGTAACTGGATACTTTCAGAGCAAATTTTAGGTAACAAAAGAAAACACGAAAAGCAACACCAAGCTGCGTGGCACGCGGCAGGAATGTTATACTTTTCTGATGAGAAAATCGTTACTGAACTATGGGAAAGTGCAGTAGCAAAACAAGTGCTACTTTGTCAAAGAGCTGGAATAGAACACATACATTTATGTTGTTTTCCTCATCTTTACGATAATTTAAAAGAGTTGACTGATAAGCATGTGCCGATTCATTTTGATTTAGAAAAACATGAAGACCCTGCAAAAGATGGTTCTCATGCAGGGCCTAAATCACATTTTAAAGCAGCAGAGTTAATTTGCAAACGTTTTGGTTTGTAACATCTCTCCCGCCATTTCTTGTTCCACGTTAATAAAGTCATAAAAATGATTAACAGCAACCTCTTTATGTTTAGCCTCTACTTCAAAATCAGCATACTCAAGCATAGGAATTGCATTTGACATTAGATCTTCGTCATGATACATTTCTGAATGTGCATTAGGTTTCATCCAGTAGGCTTCATTTTCGATTGGAAAAGATTGAGATTTATGAAATAGTGGACGCACGCCTTTCCAAGTTTTTACCGCTTCTTTGAAGAAATCATCATTTACACTAATATGTCTAACTTCGTCCCTAATTTTCCTGTTGACAACTTTACCTTCTGAGTTTTTGACTTTTTCGTTTTGCCGCATTCTGTGACAGGCATAGTGGTGTATGTCAAGGCATGTTCTTGTTGGGATTCTTGCTGCGAGTTCGAGTGTGTGTTCGATGTCATAGCCGTTGGGTTTATCTTCATTTTCAACCGATAAAGTCTTTTGAGCGTAGTCTGAGAGATATTGGAAATTGCTTGCAAATCTCTTAATTCCATCAATGTGTTTTCCTCCATACAAACCCTGTAAATGAATATTCATCGTAAAATCTTCAGCAGGTAATCCCATAAGTTTACCATAAAGAGCGTGATATTCTAAATCTTTAATAGAGTTTTCTACAACATTAGCTTTTGGACTACCAAGAACAGTATACTGACCAGGATGCACAGAGAGTCTGATCTCATGGTATTTTGCTATTTCACCGCATTTATGGAGACCTTCACATATCTCGTCCCAAATTTCTTTATACCAGTCTTGAGTGAAGTCCAAAGTATAACAAGGAAACATCTCAGAAGAAATACGAAAAGAACGAAGATTTCGGGGCTGTTTCGAAAAATAGTGCTCAAGTATAAGATAAAGTTTGTGAACATTTGATAGAGCCTTATCTTGCACACGTTTTTTACCTCCATCTTTGAGTGCATATGTTTTAGTAGTTGTACCAAAATTAAATTGTTTTGCTAGTTTTTTATCATGAAACTGACAACATTGAGATAACCGCCAGTCGGTCGATGTTTGATTGAAGTAAGACATTGGTTTTCCAGTGGTTAGAAGTCCCACTACGATAGTAGTGGGACTAAAATTAAGCAGGAGTTTCAGAAGAAGAAGGAAGAGGAGTAATTGCAGTGTTAAGCATATCTAATACTTTCATCAATCCTTCTGGAGGTCCATCATCTCTAGCAACAACTTTTACATCATATTTAGCAGAGTTATCGCTACTACGAGTATCTTTACTATGAGAAGATACAGAACCGTGAACACTTACCTTAGCAGAAAAGGGTCCAATATGAACACTTGCCGAACCTTCATATCCTGCTTCTGTTTGTGAGTCTGTTTCAGAACTAGTTGAAGAGTTTACAGACATTGTAAAGTTAACATCAACTTCTTTAACACTAAGAGCAGGAGTATTGATAATAGCTAAAAGTGGAACTTTAAGATCAACTTTTTCAGTTCCTCCATTAGCATTTGCTGCATTTGCGCTTGCAGGGGCAGGACGGTCAAAAGAAAAGTCAACAGTACGAGCAGTTAATGCTGCATTTGCACCGTCACCAGATTTTTGTAAACCAACATCCTGAATAAAATTTGATGTAGCAGCTGCAAGCATATTTTGAGCATCACAAGCTGCTTGTAATGGGCCACCAATTAAATCTCGCATGGGTAATCCAGCGAATTGGTTGCTCATGTTAACGAGGCCATCATCAGCCATATATTAAATTCCTTTCTTTATTGCGGAAAAGATTTGTACACCTTATCATTTAATAACATTACACCTTCTTGAGGTTCTGTTGCTTTAAATGTTACTTTTACTTTAGCAGATGTACGTTTAGAAGAGAATAAACCTTTTGGTAAAGACGCAATAATATGTTCCTCTTCTTTTGTGTGAAGATCAACTTCAAAATCCATTGATAGTTTATCTATACTTAGCGCATGAGGTTTTATTAATGAAAAGATTGGAATATCGTATGATTGTTGTTGAATTTTACCATTTTTATCTACATTTGGCAAGACCATATTAACGGTTTTAGGAATGTATTGACCATCTTTCTCTGTAAAATACCTATCACAAAGCATATCATATGCATTTTTTTCTACTACTCTGTTAGCATCAACAATAGCTTCTTGAACAGCTTGAAATAAAGATGTTAAAGTGAACATTATGTCACGCTCCACATATAGGATAGTAGTTCATAGAAAGAATCTACTGCATAGGGCAACATAAATATTATAAATAGAACTAATATAATAGCAATGAGTCCAAGAACAAAGTTTGTCATTATATCACGCTATCAAGTAGTTCGTTAAACTCATTCCACTTTTCTTCTTCTTCAGCACGAGAATTTTTGCGCATCACATTTGCAACACGTCGAGCTACAGGAATCTCTATACCATACTCAGCTTTAATATCTTTTAGCAAGGAAGAAATAGATTCCCTTGCTGATTCTATTTGAACAAGCAGATCAACAACTTTTTCAAATTCGCGTTTTAGTTCATCGTTCGTTTGCGACATCTGTCCCCTCTATAACTTTAAATGTTTCACGAATTGCCTCTGGACGTTTACGAACAAGTTTAGATTCTTGTAAATCGTCCATGACATTAGTAAAAAGTTCAAAACACTCATCAGCACAATCGCTAAAACCATCATCCTTTGAAAGTTCAGCAATTAACATTTTCTGATGAAGCAGATTAAAGGCACTAACTATATTAGCTGCGCCTATTTCACGTGACCCTTCGAAGTCTCCCTCCGGTCGAGGGCTGTATAGTTCAAAATTACTACTTTCCCAAACAGTGCCTTCGTCGTCATCAAAAACGTCAATCGGCATTGAGGAAAGAACTTTATAAATTAGCTTTTTAGCTTTATCGTGTGAGACCACCACGTTCACCTCCTGTGTCACTACGTGACCCAATCGTCTCGATACGGCTGGACATAAAACCACATAAGAGATTTAGACACAGCTGTGACGAAACGTTCATTAGATTTGCTAACCA